GCTGACATCGGGTTTGAAGCGAATGACGTGATAAGCATGCTTGCTCTTATGGATGATACTACTGACGACGGTAAAGACATTATGTGTTCACCATATCCTAAGAAATGTATCGCCTGGGAGAAGATTAAAGCGGCTGTCGATCAAGGACAGGCTGATGAAGATCCTAACGCATTAGATAATTTTGTTGGTGATTATGTATTTAATCCAGTACCTGGAACTACTGAGATTTCTTTAGATGAACCGGCTGAAGTGTTAGAAGGTGGTACTGGTTTCATGATGTTCACCAAGAAGACACTACAAAAATATAAAGATGCATATTGGGATGATAATCCTGATTCTCCAGGTGGATTTAGTTATAAGCCTGATCATGTTAGGACTGAGCACTTTGATGGTTCCAGAGAAATTATGATGTACTTTCAAGCTCTCATAGATCCTGAGTCACGGCGTTATCTCTCTGAGGATTATATGTTTTGTCAGTGGGCTCGTAAGGCTGGATTGAAGATCTGGTTGTGTCCTTGGGTTAAGCTATCTCATGTAGGTAGTTTTGTCTATGGAGGTAGTCTACAAGCACTAGCAGCTATTGGAGCATCTGCAACAGCTGACAATAGTCTTCTTGGTAAGAAGAAAGGTTCTCCAATAACTGAGCTAGAGAAAAAGCAGAAGAAAGCTGATTCTGCTAGTAAGAGAATTAAAAAGAAATGACACCTGAGCCGGATCGATATTCAAATGATGTTGATTGGGATATAATAAAGGCCCTCAAGAAGCTAGGTATTGGTTTAATTAGAGACAATAGTATTGAACGGGGGCCTTTAAAAACTATTTCAGCCAGCCGATATCTTGTTGATAAAATTTTTAAATTTAATCAAACAACTGCCCATCAACAAAATATGTTCCATGCTTTGGGTAGTAAAAAATTACCTGTTGACTCCAAACAGTTTGTACCGGATACTATAGAACATTGGAGAAAGAATTCGTTGCACTCGATTGGGCGAGAAAGGCTGAAAGAAAACGAATGGATGAATTTAGATGGTACTATCGTTGACATTGATTATTTTATCAATAAACAAGGTTTTCGACACGATGGTACGGAAATGGATTATATGGATGGTCGTGAAGGCGGAGTCATGTACTTAGGTGATAGTCATACTATGGGCGTGGGAATCCCTATAGAAGATTCGTGGACATATATTGCTCATCACTTATGTAAAAAGACAAAGAATCTAAGATATATTAATATGGGTTGCCCCGGTTATGGTGTTGACTCATATTATAGGTTGCTAAAGAGATATATTGGAGACATAAAACCTAATGTTGTTGTTGTGTCATATCCATGGCAAAATTCTAGAACAGAGATGTTTAATACTCAAAAAAATTGTTGGGAGATTCAAACGATTTCAAAATCTGGTCGACAACGTCTTAAAGAGTCAAGGACATCAGTTAGCAATGTTGATTGGTTCCATACTGCGCAATCCTACATTAGGTGGTATAAGAACTTGGAAGCAATGAAGTGGTTGTGTCATGAACAAGGAACCGTTTTGTATGCGATAGAAGAAGAACATCAGCCGGCTGATGATGGCCTTCAACAAATAACTAATGAATTTGTTCATCAAATTGAAGATGATGATCTCGGCCGAGATCTTGTTCACTATGGTCGAAAGACTCATAGGCACAATGGCGAAGTATTAAATAAAATACTTAATTATATATTATAAAGGTTATACTATGAAACTCAGTGTCGAAACGATAAACATTTTGAAAAATTTCTCTTTGATCAATCCATCGATTGCATTCAAAGCTGGAAATAGTTTATCTACAATGTCCCCTCAAAAAAGCGTCATGGCTCGAGCCGACTTGGATGATTCTTTTCCATCGAATGGAGCAATTTATGACTTATCGAGGTTTTTAGGGGTCATTTCTCTTTTTGAAAATCCCGAGTATGTTTTTGGTGTTAACGCGTTAGATATTTCTGGTGATGGCCAAAGTGTTTCATACACATTTGCAGATCCATCGATGATTACTGTTCCTACTAAAGAAAGAATAGAGATTCCAGATCCGGATTTAGACATACCTATTAGTTGGAATCAAATGCAAGCTGCATTAAGAGCAGCAAATATCATGCAATTACCGGAAATTGCTATATCTGGTGGAAAAGATATAAGTCTTGAAGCTATAAATAGTGGAGATCCCACATCAGACCGGTATACGCAAGTATTAGGTCTGAATGAAACTGACCACAACTTTACATTTATATTTAAAGCTGAAAATATGAAAGTTATGTCTTATGATTATAACTGTAAGATAACTCAGAAGGGTATATCACAATTTACATCGCGTAATGACAAAGGACCTAAAATCACATACTGGATTGCCGTTGAACAAAACAGCAAATTCACATGACGGCTGGGCTCATATTGAAAAAGAGCCAGGATACAAAGATTTCTATAGCGTATATATTCATCACTATAAAGGTGATGCAGAATGCCTAGCTACGTTCCAACACCACTCAGAAGCAGTTGATTATGCTATGTCGTGGAACGAAGGTAGAATAGGTGAAAAAATACAGCATAATAGATTTGGCAAAATAATTAGAGAATGATATGCGTGAAGAATATTTATGGGTTGAGAAGTATCGTCCTAAAACAATAGGCGATTGTATTTTACCAAGTGAATTAAAACAAACATTTCAAACATTTGTTGAACAGAAGAATGTTCCTAATCTACTACTAAGTGGAGGGCCAGGTGTTGGAAAAACGTCTGTCGCAAAGGCTATGTTGGATGAACTTGATTCTGACTATATTACTATTAATGGGAGCCTTAGTGGCAACATCGATACTCTACGAAACGACATTAAGCAATTCGCTTCCTCTGTTAGTTTCTCTGGTGGACGCAAGTATGTCATTCTTGATGAGGCCGATTATCTCAATCCTCAGTCCACCCAACCTGCTCTAAGAAACTTTATGGAAGAGTACAGTAAGAACTGTGGGTTCATACTGACATGTAACTTCAAGAACAGAATTATTGATCCATTACATTCAAGATGTAGTGTTGTTGATTTTAAAATACCAACGAAGTCTAAACCTAAGATTGCATCTCAGTTCTTTAAACGTACTTGCAAGATCCTTGCAGAAAACAATATTACATATGACGCACAAGTTGTTGCAGAATTAATACATAAACATTTTCCTGATTGGAGGAGAGTGTTGAATGAGCTACAGAGATATAGTGTTTCTGGTAATATTGATTCAGGGTTACTTACTAATCTCACTGATGATAACTTTAAAGTCTTGATTTCTTTTCTTAAAGAAAAAAACTTCACTGAAATGAGAAAATGGATAGGCCTAAATAGTGACAATGAAAGCACTGCTCTATTTCGTCAAATATATGACACGTGTTCAACATATGCTAAACCGAATAGTGTACCCCAGATTGTTTTAATTCTAGCTGAATATCAATATAAAGCGGCGTTTGTAGCTGACGCGGAAATCAATCTTGTAGCTTTTATGACAGAACTTATGGCAGAAGTAGAATGGAAATAGAAGGAGAATACAAATCCGAAATGATTTGTGATATCTGTGAAGGATGTATTGATGAGGCTAAAGGAGTGGGTATTGTTCTCCAAGGTGAGACGTGGGAAATGAACGTATGTGGAAATTGTTTAGCAAATATGGGATCAGATAATAATGTTCGAAACATTGAGGAAATCTCTCCAGGAAAAGGTGGAATCTTGGAGGACGGGAACAAGACATAGACACTGGGTAGGGCATACTGGTAATAAGCGTAAGAAAGGGGTGAGTTATGCCAATTGGCAATCTTCACCGTACACCGGCTTAGGCTTTGTCGTTGATCGTAATCCGTTACTATCTGATCCTAAAAATAATTCTAATTGGACATTTGAGTATAACAACACGTTTCCTGCAAACATCCATACTCAAAATTCAAGATGGAAAAATCAGTCACTAAAATGGCTACATCCTGATAGTCAGGACAAATTTGATAGTCATAAAAAAAATCCAGAAAAAAATGCGCTGCTTCAAAGAAATGGATGGCATGATAATGAAGTTGAATATCATATTAACGAAGATGGTTTTAGATATGATGGAGGAACCGATACATCCTTTCTTTCGAATCAGGGTGGTGTTTTGTATCTTGGGTGCAGCATTACTTTTGGCGTTGGTGTTAATTTAGAAGACACTTGGTCTTGGAAGCTACATCAACGTAAATTTCCAGATAAAAGATATATGAATATGGGTCTACCTGGCCAGGGAGTAGAAACTTATTATAGAATTCTTAAAAGCTATATCGGTATAATAAAGCCCGAGATTGTAATATGTACCTATCCGTGGTCAAATGGTAGATCAGAAGTATTTAATCCAAATCAAAGTCGTTGGGCTCCTCAATTTATGTCCATGGCCATTGGTCATATGCATATTAATATGACAGATGGAAAAGGAGATCCAGACTCTTTTACTAGACTGTCATTATATTCAGCAGAACCATCTATTTTAAGATATATGAAACATCATGATGCAATTAGATGGACTTGTCAAGAAAACGATGCATCGTTGTTGTGGCTAAACATGCAGCAGATGGCAGAGTTAGTAACTACAACAAGAAAGAACTTATATGGCGGCAATGTTGTACCAGAATGGGACTTTGGTAGAGATTTGATGCACCAAGGAAAAAGAGGTCACAATGCTGTATCTTATAAGATAGAGGAGGAATTAGACAAATGTTTATCACAAGGAATGGAATAAATGGATATTACACTTAAAAATATAGAAATAGATAATGAAACAGCTGATCGTATTGTCGTGGCTGTAATGCGTGAACAACATAATTATATTAAACAGGAAATTGAAATTCAAAAGAAAATTAGTAATCTAAAAGAACATGAAAAAGAGGATTTAGAGTATAATTTGAGATATTTAGATGCAGTCGTATTAGTATATAAACATTATACAGCACCCTCTGATTGGTCAGAGATAGAAGACTGATGAAGCCTTTTGATTATGTAAACGACATCAACTTCAAAAAGAAGAACTTGATGCGCGATAGTGACAACGATAAACTAGCAGAAAGTGGCTATATTCCATACATAACTAATAAATCCTTATCGTATTTCCCGGATACATTGTTTTTTAGTAATGATATGAACCACCATCATCACTTAGATAACCTCCTGCAATATGAATATTTACTAAATAACGTAAGACCCAAGAAGCGTTTTGCGAAGTGGGTGAAGTCTGAGGATAAGGATGATTTAGAAGTCATAAAAATGTATTATGATTATTCAAATAAAAAAGCAGAGCAAGCACT